TCCTGTCATCGCTGCGAAAGCCTTTGCTTTCTCTTCGTCTGTGCGTTCTACTGCTTCTGCCATTTTTCTATCCTCCTAAGATGGTATTTGATAATCGGCATCTGGAACAGGGTCAACAGTCGGATTAGTAATAACAGAATCGTATTGACTAGCAAATACCGCATCCCACCTCGTAGTTGGACAAAGAGCCTCTAACTCCGATTTAGTCCAATCAGCTTCCGCTTTTGCAGTGAAGTCACCATCAGCAGCCACTAATGTTGCAGACTTTTCGTTGGTGTAGTAATCAGCTTGACCCTCAGTGCCTTCTTCGTACTTCATCGTAAGATCCCATTTCTCAACTTTACTGCTGAGATTGTAAGGAACCGCTTTGATTAGCGTTCTAGTAATTGCCATTTCTATACTCCTTTAAGGATTTCTATTTCGGCTTTAATATCTTCTATTTGATGGGATAACTCTTGCACTGCTTTGATAAGGGGGTATACAAACATAGCCTCGCTCACCATTTGAGTGCCATCTTTTTCTTCAGACCACCCAGCGAACTCTTCCACACCTAGCTTATCAAGAGAAGCTTTTACTTCTTGAGCGATTAGACCATGTTGTTGAGTTTCAGTATCTCTCTCGGCTGGATGTTCACCTACAAGCTCCTCTGGTATATCTTTTATTTTTCTCCAATTAAAAGTAACCGTTCTTAAATCTGTAATAAAAGACAAACCCAAAGAATCGTTTTCTATACTCTCTTTTAGTCTCTCGTCCGAACTGTGCGTCCAAGTTGCATTTGAACTAAAAGTGTTTGTAATAAAGTTGGTAGTAACACCTATTTTTATAGTGTTTGCGGAAGTCAATGAAAGACTAACCCCGATACCGAAACGATTATCAGCAGCCCCTGTATCAACGTCAGTGTTGTAACCTAAAACTATATTATTAGTACCAGTGGTTATTGATGCACCAGCATTAACTCCTATCGCCGTATTGGTTCCTCCTGTGCTGACTGCCTCTAATGCAGAAACACCCATCGCAGTGTTATTGCTTCCCGTACTGTTTGTTGTTAAAACTGCTTTACCAACGCCGGTATTGTTTGCCCCAGTTGTATTAGCATCTAATACACTACCGCCAACTGCTACTAGGTTAGTTCCTGTAGTATTACTTTTAAGAGCACCGCTCCCAACGGCGGTATTTCCGCCAGCACTGCTTCCAGTAGAAACTGATTGCAAAGCTTGTTTTCCAAAAGCAGTGTTATCACTCCCCGTAGTAAGATATTGACCAGCTTGGAACCCCGCGACTGTGTTGGCAGCACCTGTAGTAATACTTTCTCCAGCACTAGTTCCTAAAAAGACTATGCCATCTCCACTAGTTAAGCTTGTTCCAGCCGATGATCCAACTATTGTATTTGAGCTAGAGGTAGTGATTGCATCACCAGCTAGACCCCCTATGAGGACGTTGTTAGCCCCTGTAGTGACTGATAACCCTGCTTGATACCCAATCGCTATGTTGTAAGGAGTAGTAGCAGTCGTAAAGTTTTGAGTTACCAAAGCTTGTCTGCCGATAGCTACTGACCCACTGCCACGAGTATCGCCACCTAAAGCTGAGTAGCCTATGCCTACGTTGTCATCAGCATCAGTAAACGCATCACCTGCTTCTGCTCCCACAAAAACGTTGCGAACCCCCGTGGTGACGTTTGTTCCTGCACTAAACCCAACCGCCGTATTAAGTGAATCAGTTGCCGTGGAAAAACTTTGGAATCGTAAAGCACTTGTTCCTATAGCAGTTGATTTGCTACCAAGGGTGTCAGTGGTCAAAGCAAACACGCCCATAGCTACATTAAAATCTGCATCCGTAAGCGCATCACCAGCTTCACCACCTATAATCGTGTTGTAAATTCCCGTGGTAATGTCACCCCCAGCCGCATACCCTACCCCTACGTTGTAAGAACTTGTGGAAGTAGTGAAATTCTGATCCGCTAAAGCGAGTCTGCCCAAAGCAACATTCCTGTCGCCTTTGGTATCTGTGGTTAAAGCATATGCTCCAACAGCCACATTTTGTTGACCAGTAGTCAACGCATCACCAGCTAATGCTCCGATGAGGGTGTCCTCAACTCCCGTGCTGACTGCTAGTCCTGCATGATACCCAACCGCCGTGTTGAAACTGTCGGTAGCCGTGGTGAAGTTTTGATTCCCTAGTGCAAAATACCCAAGGGCAGTTGATTTGCTACCAAGTGTGTCTAGGGTTAATGCGTGTGTCCCTAGTGCTACGTTAAAGTCTGCGTCAGTTAATGCGTCACCCGCCAAGCCACCGATGAAAGTGTTGTTGATTCCCGTGGTGACTGCCAGCCCAGCGTTTGTCCCGATAGCTATGTTGTGACTGTCTGTTGCTGTAGTAAAGTTTTGAGCAAATAAATTTCCCTTACCAATAGCTATTGATTTACTGCCCTTCGTGTCTGAACTCAAAGCAGACATACCTATTGCAATATTTGTATCTGCGTCTGTGAGTGCATCTCCAGCCAGACCACCAATGAGAACATTCTCTTTCCCCGTAGTGACTGATGTACCAGCTTGATGCCCGACTGCTACGTTGTATGTATCTGTAGACGTAGTAAAGTTTTGATTGCCTAAAGACTCTTGGCCTATTGCTATTGACTTATTACCTTTTGTGTCGTTAGTAAGAGCATTTAGACCAACCGCCACATTAGAATCAGCGTCTGTGAGAGCATCACCAGCAAGTCCACCAATTAAGACGTTATATATGCCAGAGGTAATTTGGTTTCCAGCAGCATGACCAACTGCTGTGTTATAGACATCTGTAGCAGTGCTATTAGTCTGAGAAGTTAAAGTACCTACACCTATAGCTACAGACAAACTACCAGCTACTTCTGCATCTAGAGCATTTCTTCCCACCGCTACGTTGCTGTCTCCAGTTGTAATCGCTGTACCAGCGTTTGTTCCAACCAAAGTGTTGAAATTACCACCAGAGGTGATGCTGTCACCAGCAGTAGCACCAATACGAACATTGTCTGTACCAGCGGATGCAGTGATTAGATCAGCACCATCTTCTAGTGTGGTATCGCCTGAGATCGTAACGGTTCCGTTGAAGTCCATCGCAGTAGCAGTCAGGTCTATCTCATCTGTAGCACCCAACGATAAAACCGTAGCAGACGATCCCTGGATGAACTGACTCGCATCGTTGAACATAATCTTGTTCGTAGAGTTCAACGTTAGACCAGATCCGTCTGTGTGCGTCAGTGTAGTATCGCCATCTGCGCCAAACGTAATAACTGCGCTGTCTGAGGTAAACGTCAGATCGTCATCGATAAACAAGTCTGGGATAGCTATATCTTGGAACGCATCAACCATCGCGCCACCAGATCCAGCACCATCCGAGTAGATTGCTTTGGTCTGACCATTGGCTATGGTGACCGTAGCCCCAGAACCTTGCTTGATAATTATGCTTTGTGAACCACTTGTTCCATTCTCTATAAACCAGAGCTTGCTAACCGTATTCGGGCCAATAGTGATCGTACACGTTGAGTCCAAAGTTCCTGTGTATTTAAGGAATAACGAGCGGCCCGGATCAGTAGAACCATCAGCTATTGTGGTAGTATGAGTATCGGCATTAGTGGTTATTGCCTCTGTACCAAAGCTAAAAGCTTCAGCAACTAATTCCAAATTTGTATTTGTGCTGGTTCCCCAGGTGCCGCTTTCATCCCCTGTGGCGATTTCTTTTAAACGAAGATCATTAACGTAAGTTGCCATTCAGTTTTCCTCTAAGCTACATCTTTCCAATCTGGTGTTTGTGAATCGCTCACGCTTGACCAGGTAGGTGATTGACTGTCTGTAATAGTACCCCAATCTGCTGTTTGTGCATCATCTATCAATCCCCAAACAAGAACATTGGAAACTGCACCAGTAGCACTAACACCAGTAACGGCAACAGGAGCGTCAGCATCAACAGTGACTGTACCGACCGCTGAAGCACCAGATACACCTGTGACTTCCGTGTTTCCAATGCCCGTGATCGTTGGGCTACCAACCGCTGAAGTACCTGATACACCAGATACACTAGCACCCGCTGCACCTGTAGCAACGACTGAGCCAACCGCGCTTGTGGCCGATACTCCCGAAACATCGGTATTCGCTGCTGCTGCGATCGTGATAGAACCAACCGCGCTTGTGCCAACAACACCGCTAGGCGACACATTAGCCGTACCCGTGACTGATACACTGCCGACCGCACTGGTCCCAGAGACACCTGTAACAGATGCATTCGCCGCTGCCGTGACCGTGACTGATCCGACCGCAGACGTTCCTGCCACGCCTGTGACAGAGGCATTTGCTGCTGCTGCAACCGTAACGGAGCCAACAGCGGATGTACCAGCGACACCTGTGACTGTAACTGGGAGCGCCTCACCCCAAGTGCCTTCGCCCCAAGTGCCTCTACCCCATCCATTAATGTTCGCCACATATTATCTCTAAGCTATACGAATAATCGCGTTTGATGCATCTGCAGCTGGGAATTGAACCGTGAAGTCTCCTGATGTACTGGTCTTATCTGCACCAAAATCAAGAGCGCAAACTGCTTTGTCAGAGTTTGTGTCGTTATAAATTAGTGCTCCTCGAGCAGTAATCGATGCACTTGAGAACGTAAGATCTGAGAAATCACATAGTGCAGTTGTGCCTGATGCAACAGGGGTTACATTTGTTAACGCTGCTCCTGCCGCAGTGTAACCAGTTCCACTGATTTCGTTAGAAGTAGTGTACGCAGTTGTACTTGCTCCTAAACTTGCACTACTTGTATACAGAGCGAGCTTAAAGCTATTGCCTGTGGTTGCAGTAAAATTGTGTGTGCCAACAAGCAATTCCTGTTTGAAGGACGTACACATAGCTGTCGTTATAGCCATTACAGTCTCCTTAAAATATTAGCCATTTCTTGCTGGCCCTGTTTCTCTAGTTGTGCGATTAGAGTGGTTCGATCACTTTTTATCGCTTCTTTCATATAGTATGAAATTTGTTTTAAAACGTCTTCTTTGAACGCTTCTGCTTGTTGAGCAATTAACGGATGACAGTTACCACCAATACTAACAATCTTATCTGTTACCTGCTCTGCCCAATAATCTACATCATGACCCTGAAACTGAGTTGTTGTGACCCCAACTTTACCAATTTCAATACTAGGATGATTAAGCATAATTTAATTACCCCCTAGATATATCGTATCTGTATTCATCTCTTGCACCGTAACCTTCTCCGATTTTCTTGAGAGCAGATACGGCACTTACAAATCTTTGTTCATAACCTGGAATTTCTTCAGGTGATTTTAAGAATGTTGCAGCTTCGACTAATGTTCCATAAAACAAAGCATCAGGCGCATTGGTTGATAACCAGGTTGTGCCACTGTCTGATCCCGCAGTCAAAGAGTTAGGGCGATACTTGTAATGAAGTTCAAACGAATAATTTGAATCTGGTGTTGGCCCCAGGATAAAAGTCGTATCATCAAACAATCCATAGTACTTCGGAGTTCCTGTTGTTGATGCATTGGGTGTGTAATCTCTTATGAAAGAAACATGCTTGAAAAGCAGATAGCTATATACGCTACTGGATATCACGGCCAAACTATATGACGCTAAAAAATCTGTTGGCGTTGAAAGATAGGTGTTACTTGCAGTCGCTGTTCCTGTGACGTTCTTTCTAAACACAGGAAGCTCTACGTTCTTTAATATTCTTTCTTCTGCTTCTTGGATGAATGTAGTTAACTGAGTATCGAATGTTGACTCAGATGTTTCGCAATAATCTTTTACGGCTGTTTTTAATGTAGCTAGTGTAAAACTCATGATATCACCACCGTTACTGTGCCAACCTCTCCAGTTGCGCTACTTGAACTAAATGCAGAACCTATACTATCACCAGTTGTAGTCATCATTGAATTTGCATCGATTGTTCTAACCACACCCTCTCCAGCAACAATCGAAGGTGGTGCTTGTGGTCTTGGATCTCTTATTGCTTCTGGGTCAGCTACATGAGGAACAGGGTCTATCTGTGGTGCTTTAGGCTCGTAACACTCAGGACAAACAAATAAATTGTTCCATTCTTTTCTTAACTGAGTGTACTTGTATCTAAACCCACACCTGTCACATATAGCTAAGGAGTACTTACCAGAAGCATAAGCCATTATGCACGCCTATATGAACGCAAATTAGGAGCAACCATAAGCGATGCTCTGCTTTCATCTTGGTCTGCTGCTCGAGCAAACTCTTCTTCATACAGACCTTTTAATACTTGAATCCTATCTGGAGCTTTCTTTAATGCTATGTAATAAGACAACCCAGCCGTAAGACATGGATAAAACCTAAATGGCACATCTGCAGTATTAACTCCAGCGTCTGCATCTTCGATCCTAACTAATCTATTTATGATTATCTGGTCTGCGCTGTTCTCAGCGGCAGGCCATATGTAGAGCCTGGGCGTAATCTGTTTATCTAAAAACCATTGGCTTGGTCTAGCTTCTGTGTCTTTGTTTGGAATATTCCAGTATGCAGATCTGCTGATCTGGTTCATCTGAATGTCAGTTGTTTCGCTGTTTTCAGTCCTGCGAAGAATGACATCAAGAACATCGATCGTTGTAGAAGTAAGATCAAGAAACTGATCAGACTTACTGAGGGTTGTGGTGGAGTTTGTAACAGTCCACTGGTTCAACCCTCTATTAGCCCAATCAGCAAACAGAAGATTTAAAGATCTTCTGGCAGTTACACCATCATATCCTGTGCGGTATTCGAGGCCACATCTTTCAAATGCTTCCTCAATATACTCCGCAACATCTGGCTCAAAGTTGCTGCTTCCAGAAGTAGCCATTAATAACTCTTCAATACCTCAACAATAACAGTGTAAGTGTCAGTGTTACTTGCTCCGATAGTAGTAAACTGAACATCGCCTGTTTTACCAGAACCAGCATCGTTTGGTATGCCAGAAAACGAAGAGTAATCGTGCATACCATTTGAGTCTGGAGAAAGAGCAATAATCAATGTATCTGTTGTAGCGTCATTCAAGAGCTCAACGCCCATGCCAACGCACTGCCACCAGATCTTTGATATAGCAACTTCAGTGCAGGAAGAACCCGCACTGTTTTTTGCAAGCGCACTTACATCTATTTTGGTAACTGCCGACTCGCCTGATCCATCACTGATATTCGTAAATTTTAATACGGCCTTTCTCTCTCCATCTTGGATGGTTTGAGAAGTTACTGTATCAGCCATAAGTATCTCCTATTACTGATCAGCAAAAGCAGGAGCAGTAGTACTCGTAACATTTCCAAAGATTTGATAATTGGTAGTATTTAAACCAACTATAGTCACATCAAATCCTGCAGGAACATTTAATTGAATACTGCTGTTTGAGCTTCCATTAGAAAAAACACTGCTGATTGAGTCACCATCTGTATCCAATAAGGTCACACCACCAATATAAAAGTTTGTGTTTCCTGGTGTGATGATAAGAGCATCAGTTGCATCTGCTGCACCACCCGCATAAACAAACCTAAACACAGATCCAGCAATCGGTGCTGGTAATGTGTAGGTGTTGTCCTGTCCACCATCT